CAGGCATCATATCAGTTAACTGATAATTCATAAATTGTTTTACACGAGATGCTTGTTGTTGTTTTTGTTCAGATTCAGTTCCCATTACTTGAGCCATAACTGGTCCACCTGGTGGAAATAATTCTTGAGAAGCTTTTGATTGAAACTTTACTGCTGACTCAATTAAGAGTGGGTGAACTGCAGTACATGCACCTTCAAATGGTTGAGTAGTTTCTTTTAGTTTTAAACCTAATAAGTCAAAACCTCTTTCAAAAGTTTGTTCCCATTCATGTCGTGATTCTTTATCTGATTCATATTTTTGATATACTTCAGAACCTATCTCTTGAAGTAAGTCATCTTCTAACATTGGAGCTAGGTTATCATAATGACCACCTACCATTTCTTCGTCAGGCATAATTGCAGGTTTCCCTGTTAAATCAACCATAGCTGAACCATCTTCCATCATTGCAATACTTTCATCAGGAAGAATTTGGTCAGACATAGTTTCTATATCTACTTCTTCTCCAGGAGTTGAAGCCTCTAGTATATCTTCATCTATTTTATTAAATGGATTCTTTTCAGTTGGCATTATATAGTCCTTTGTGTGTTATAATTATAATTATTTCTTTGAATCATTCCTCCTGCTTTCATATTTACTATTCTATCGTAAACAACATGTTCTTTACCTCTAACTGATATTGTTCCAACAGGTTCTCCTAATTCTACAAAACCTTTCATTGTTGGTCTTAGTCTGGGTTCTGATTTAGACTCAGCATATCTTGATAAATTTACACCTTTAGGAAAATCAGCTTTTAATGCATAATAATGTTTACCTTTATTCTCAACAGAAACTAAAGTTGGAACTTCCTCAAAACCTTTTGGAGCATCTATCCATTTCCATCCTGCTTTCTTTTTAAATAAATTTGTTTTTATTTTTGTTGCTCCTTTAACATCAGGACTTCCAACAATATCAGCTTCAATAGGACTAGCTTTAAAATTTGGTTTTCCATCTTCACTAATAGATATAGTTGCATCTTTTAAATTTTTATTAGTTAAAGATTCTTTTGTTACAGGGTTTAAATATTTTCCTCCTTTTTCATATTCTACATCTTTTAAAAAAGGTTTAAAATCTTTACCTGTTCTATCTAACATTCTTTGAGGAACTGGAAAAACATTAATTCTTTCAGCTACAGATTCTAAACCTTTATTAGCAGGAGTAGTTGTTATACCTCTAGTCGTAGGAATAGCTTTAGCTGATTGTAACTTTAATAAATTAAATAATCCTCTGGGTAACATAATTTTCTTTCACAGTTATATATTATATTCTATTATATACTTAAACTTTCCAATATGCAACCCTTTTTTTTCTTTCATGACCTTCTTCATAATCAGGGTCATCAGGGTGAACTAGATTCCATGATTCTTTCATATAGTGTATTGCCATAGTCATTGCGTCAACTTGGTCATCATGTCTACCATTTGGAAATGTGATAGCTTCACTAAATAAATCATCACTCCACTCATGTCCTTTAGGAATCCAAACTCTTCCAGATTCCATTAATGGTGTAGCTGCGTAGACTCTTGCAGTCTTATCCCTATCAGGAATATAATCTAAGACTGGTAAACCTGCTCTACGCATGTCCTGTATCAGAGATTGACCACTTGCTTTCTTCTCTATAATACATACATCAGGTTTATGATACTCATATAATTCTTGTGCTTTAGCTCTTAATTCAGGATAATCAAATCTACCTTTTTCATTTCATAATAAAATTAAATTTGAAACCCAAGTTTCTCTTCCTGTAGAATCAGTTTCCATATGTTGAAAGATACCCCAGGTTTGAATAACACTAAAATCAGCAGTTGTTTTTGTTGAAAAAGCAGTATCATATGTTTGTATTATATAGTCACATGCAGGTGGTTCATCATAGTCCCACCATTGAAACCACTTCTTTTTAATAATACCACCACTGTCTGGTACAGGATTCTGCATATAAAGAGACTCCCAATACCTTAAACCATTACTTGCCTTTATTTCTTCTTCATCTGTTTTTAAAATTTTACTAGGTTTCCATTCAGGAAAATAGGAAGACCCTACAGGTAAATCCAGTAACTTACTTGAATCTTCGTCTATCCATGCAGGGATTTTTATTACTTCCCATTTATTCTCTAATTTTATTTGTGATTCCTGTCTTAATAACCAACCACATAAATCATCTTCATGATAACGTGTATTAATAATTACAATTGAACCATTAGGCATAATACGTGTACGTAAACCTGAAGGGTACCATTCCTTTACATATCTTCTACCTGTTTCACTAAAGGAGTCCTCTTCAGACATTACGTCATCTAGTATTGCAATATGTGCACCACGACCTGCTATTTGACTTCTAACACCTGCTGCATAATATGAACCACCTTGATTTGTTTTCCATTTTCCTGCTGCTCTAACATCACTACGTAATTGTACTTGTGGAAAGACAGTATTAAATAAATCATGATTTACTAAATCTCTTACTGACCTACCAAAATCTGAAGCTAGTTGGTCAGAGTGAGAAACAGTTAGTATCTCATGTTGTGGGTGTCGCCCTACGTACCATGCAGGAAATAACTTTGAACATATAACTGATTTAGATGAACGAGGAGGAAGAAAGACCATAAGTCTTTTTATTTCTCCATTCTCAACTTTTTTTAACCTATCTGCAATTACATGAATATGTTTACCCATAATCCAATCAGGAACTAATGTAGGTGCAAACATAGCTATAAAATGTAGAAAGCTATCTTTAGATTGTTGTACTGCTCTTTGAAAATATAATTCTCTAAGCTTTATTAAATTCTCACTTGTCTGTAACATAATCTTTACTACTACCCCATGCAACTACAGGGGACTTATATTCTTTTGGTTTTACTTTTCTTCTAAAATCTACAGAAATAAACCAATAAGTATTTTCATTAATTATTCTTATCGCCAATCTGTTTCCTCGTCATCATCATCATCCCAATCATCTTCTTCTTTAATTGGTACGACAGGTTTAGGCATAGGTCTAGGAAGTATTGGTTCAACATGTTCTTTGTACCATGTCGCTGGACAACCTTTACAAAATGTATTCCAGGTTGCCATACTACAAACGTACATAACCCAACTAAATAATAATACTATACATATATAGTAAAAATATAAAAGAGTTTTATTTATTAGTTTGTTCAAGCTTGACAACATTTTCGTAATGTTTAATTTCACGTTCTAATTCCTCTGGAGATTTTGTTGTAATGTCCTGTTTAATTTCTTTTCTTTCAATTAACATACCTAAATGTTTACCTATAAACTCCATTGCTCTATTAGAGTTAGTTAAATCATTTTCTGCCATACCTCTATCATAAACTTTCATAAACTTCTTTACAACTTCATTAATATTAAGTCCTACATCTTTCATTGCGTCAAGTCTTATCTGATTACATCTTTCTTCAACTTTATCATTCTTTAATAATCGTTTAGCTTCAGCACGAGTCTTTGCATCATTATGTAAATCTTTATAACCTGCTGAACGATACGCAGTTAATACGTCACCTGTCGCTGTGTACTCTAAACAAAACTTTTCCTGCATAGGGGACAATCCACTAGGCAATGTATTCTTTGCAAAGTTATGGTATTTATGCTGTGCGTTCTCTAACATCTTTACCTTTTGTCCTTCAGGTAACTTCTTAGCTTTCTTTTCAGTCATCTTGAGTCTCCTTTCCTCAATTCTACGCATGTACTCACGTCTCATCTCAATCAAATCTCTACCTGCGTTACGTTTCTTACGAGTCGCTGCAGTTTCCTTAATCAAATCCCTGAGACCTGAATCGTCTAGGTGAGCATAAAGCAAATGTTTGGGTTCTTTATATTTCATTATTGTATTATACACTATAATGAATTTAAAAAAAAGTTAAAAAATAACTTGTCAGTTAGACAAAAGTATGATATACTTCTAACTATGTTAGCCAGGGTTAAAGGTATATATCATAGCTGACAAATAAATCAAACAAACACATAACTATATAGTTCTATTGCACATCTCGTGTATGGTTGTGTACATCTATTTTGAGGACTCCCCAATCAAATTTTAAAGAAACTCCCCAACTGTCAAAAGATTGACACCAAAGTCTATTTTCTCAGTAATTTTGTGGGGGTACCCCTTTTTTATATTACACGCACCCCCCCTGTTTTTTTCCCTCCCCCTACCTCTTTTTTGTCTGTTGTAAAAATACAACAAGCTAGATGATAATAATTATCAATATCATTCTAATTTAGATAGATGATAATGATTATCAATATCAGTTAAAGGTTGTCTGCTCTAAATGTGTCTTGAGTAAATGCAGTAAATGGAATTTTCAACTTGATAATGATTATTAATATCAATTACTTCCTATTATCAACAGTTTTTTAAAATCAAGTTATTTAATTTATTTTATTATTTGTTTGACAATCTTTTCTTTTTGTAATTTAATTATAATATGTTAATAAATTTATATAAACTTGTTGTATTTTTACAACACATAAAAAAAGGGATAAATAATGTTTAGATTTTATAAATTATCTGAAACTTTAGTCGAAACTACATCAACCGTTAAGGAAAAAATAGAATTATTTGAATATATTCTTAACGATTGTAATGGATTTGCATTTAAACACAATCATGGATTTTCCAAATTTTCTTTTGTAAAACATTTTGCAAATTTTAAAAAAAATGAAAATGGTTTATTTAAAATAGTTAATCTTAAGATGTGCAATAGAATGGTTCAAAATTTTATGAAATAAGAAATAAATAAATTAAAATTTCCTCCTAAAAACTAGCCCAGATTTTTTTCTGGGCTTTTTTTTTATCTAAAAAAGAACAAAAGTAGAACATTCATATTATATTCATATTCAAGCTATAAAAGAACAAAAGTAGAACAAAATAAATCGTTTTAAGACTCACCAGACCACAACAACAAACTTTTATGATAAGTATCACCAGAAAATTATGATTGTTTTCTATGCTTCTTAAATTGAATTTAAATAGATATTATAAAATTCATTTAATTATTTTATACTTTTTTATTGATAATGATAATCATTATTAATTAATGGATTATCAACAGTTTTTTAAAAATCAAGTTATTTATTTAATAATTATTTTATTATTTATTTGACAATCTTTTATTTTTCCTATTTAATTATAATTGATACAAATTTATATTAACTTTTAACAAAGGAAAATAACAATGATAAAAAATAAATTAGTATTAGATATTAATAAAAAAGCTATCCAAACTCATATACCTAAAAATTCTAGGTATGAAAAAAATCGAAATAGTTTT